GAATGTCGATTGTATTATCTTTCATTTGATCTTGAATGCTATCAAGATAGCTATTGCCGTATGCCTTAGCAGCTTCCTTAGCGCCTGGCTGTTCTTCTAGTTCTTCGTGATTCAATACAGGACTATGTGAAGCTTCGTTAGCATAGCCTTCGCTCTCGCTATTGATGCTGTCATCAAAGTTGGTGCCAACAACACGAACATAGTTTACATTATAACCCAACAACTGCGCAATTTGCTGAATCATAGGTTCATTTGCAGGATAGCGAAATTCTGCTTTGATGATATGAACTGGTTCGTTCTCTAAATCAGGAAACCCGTAAGGGCTTTTCTGAATCGGCGTTGAAACGGGATCAGAAATCTTGATTGGGTCAAACTTGTTGAGATTATACTTGAACATGTCAAGAAAATTCTTATCAACGTGTCCGGCGATCTTAATAGTGTAATTGTAAGTGTGAACACTCTCAACAATGTATTGTTTTAAACTGCGCATATAGGATCCTTGAATAGCTTTATGATATATTTATCATTACTCTTTGTTTTTAGTGTTAAACATTTTAAGTAGGTCATTGCGATCAAGCGATTGACCCGTTCCCAATGGGGTAGATTCTATTTCTTCGGTTTTAGCTGCATTTTTAGCATCTAATTGTGCTTTTTTCATTTGCAAATCAAGCATTTTGAGCTTCTTATTAATCTTCGCAGTCTTAGCAGTAATAGCATGTCCTAGCATACTACTTGCACTATTGAAGATTTCTGAGCTAAAGCGTGATTCTACTTGCATACCCAAGTCCATCAAGTCTTTGTAACTTGAGGTAGCCATCTGTGCAAGCTCGTCCATCTCAGTATCAGCAGCTTCTAACCCTTTTACTTGAGGAAGTGCTGCTTCAATCTTGTCTAAGGTGCTAAGTGCGTTTTCAGTTACTTCTTCCGTCATATCCGGAAGTGGAATAGTTAGGTCATTTTCGACAGACGAAGAAAGTTCAAAAAGTTGTTCTAGTTTTTTTGTCATATGAGTATTTAGTTTTACTTCTTCCCATTTCTGAAAATGTCATCTTCAGTTATTACACGAAAGCCGAACCCCTGAGCTTTGCAATACTGCGCCGCAGCTTGCCATTTGGCATGGTTAATTGCAACAACCATTCTATCTTTAGCATTTACTACCTTACTCTCAATAACGCTTTGCTTTTTAGGTTTGATTTCAACTACTTCTGCTATTTTTTTACTGAACTTGTTCTCATAAACTACAAAGAAATCAGGAACATATATGGTTGGTTTTCCAGTCAATGGATGCTTATATGGAATTCGCATTGACTCACTAGCCCAATATATGACATTGCTGTTAGTATCACAGAATGTCATAAAGGTAAGCTCCCAACCAGAACGATATCTGGGTTTATGATTACCTATATACTTTTGTGGATTTTTAGGAACATATATCCCCTGAGCATATCTAGCCATATCACATGACTACGTTTCTCTGAACTGGTTCATTAGGCCTTGGAATGATACCAACACCATATAAGGATGCTTTTGGTCTAAATGTGTTGAGATAGTAGCATATGACTTGATTCATCTGCAATTTATTAGTTTTACCTTTAATAGTTGCTAATAAATCAAGAACATTGTAGTTTCCTTCTTGCGCAATTCTAAACAAAAGTGATGCAAACGTACTGGCTTCAGTTTTGTCGTTTGAGTTACCCAAGAAAAATGAGTACACTACATCCCAGTCTGTAGCATTCACTCTGAGTCTTGTGGAGTAAAAATTATCAAAAATTCTTACTGCGCTGTCGGTGGAAGTAATAGTAAATATAGCCATAATACTATTTATACTATATGTAACGGTCTTTATATGAATATGGGATTTGGATCTGATCCAAACGGAGCTTCTACTGGGAATCCGGTAACATTAGAATTACCGTTAAATTGATTTCCTGCTGTCGGCTCGTTCGTTATTACTGTAGGGGAGCGTGCTGCTCCTATAGTAGGTGATCCCCCTAATCCGGCGAAGCCAGGAGTTTGACTTGCGTTTGGAATATTGAACGGTGTATTTCTATTCAATGGGACGTTTGTAGCTGAGTCACCGAACATTTGATTAAGTGCTAGTTGAGCATTTGTATTTAAGTTTGGAAATTTAGTATTGTTATACTGCTGTTCTGCTGCGGCAGCGGCAAATGTTGAACTTCCGGATTGCAGTGATCGGACTGAGCCGCCTGCGCCATCTACTAGCCCGCCTTGCCCTAATACAGTACCGTTGGTACCTGTTGGGGTAATTGGACTTGGTGTGCGGTCATATGTTGCTTCGCTGCCGAACCCGGTTACGATATCTCCTGGACTTCTTCCATCTAAGTTACCAGCGTTATAGACTACAGTTTCATAATCTATAGTCATTCTATTTTCCATAGTACCGTTTCCGGAATCATATTTGTAAGTATCGTGTGCAAAATTAGTGATCATCGGATTTATAAGCGTGTACGCAGTAAAGTCATGTTGGTTAAAACCAAAGACTGTTATGTTATTAAAGAACGGTAGTTTAACGCCTGCGTCAATGAAATCTTCATTACTGCCTCCAGAAAAACCCCAATTGGTCCACCCTGCATCATCTTCATAGATGTCTCTATAATTATATGATTCTGTAGTTCGTAGAGGTGAGTCACCATCCTCGTCAGTAGCAGAATTAGCACCGCGTGTGGCTCTCAGCACATTAGAAGGCTTTGAGCCGTCTGTGTAGTAATATTTGTAATATGCTTCCCACAATTTGTTTATAGCGTTGCCGTTATCATCATGAAAGGATATTTCTATAGGATCATATTTGATTTTAGTTTGCACTATTCTTTTTCTGTTGTATTGATTCATTTGATGAGTGGTAAAATTGAATGAAGGTAGTTTAACTTCCTTCACTAAAATACCATAGTTGGCATCTGAAAAATACGCCTGAGGATTAATATCAAAGAATGTGTGGAATAGAAATTTGAATTTAGGGGTGTTTGCATACGAATTAGGTTTAAATATTTTAGAGGCATGTGTATAGTCTCTAAGGATTTGGCTGCCGAAGAAATCTCCGGCAGCACTATTCTGTAAACTTTCACCCCAATTACCTAAAGACATGGTATGCCCTAACTATTATAGTGTGCCGATACCCGTTGCAGAACCAGCTGAACCAAGAGGTGCTCTTCCAACAAACTGGCCGATACCACTTGTCAACGGTGCTTGAATTGCGTTATCATAGCGAATTGATAGTGCAATAGTTGCAGGATCGTTAGTCGCATAGTTTAACTGACCGTAGTTAGCTGATTTGATGAAGCAACCGTAGCATTCCCAAGTTTCAAGAACTGTAGGAACAAGTGTTCCGTTACCACCATCTAGAATTTCAATATTAGTTTGGAACTTATAGTCTTGTCCAGTTGCAGCAGATGCCTGCTCAACAAAGTCAAATTGCTTTTGAATTTGCTGACCGACGGCCTTTGAGACTGATCCTGATGCATCATCGCGGATGTTGACAGTCAATTCGCTCCAAGTGTGTTTACCAGCTACATACATTCTTGAGTTATATACGTTAAGCGTAACTTCATCGAATGTAAGATTAGGACGAGTGCAATCTACTACTTGTTTGGTAAGTTGTAGTCCACCATTAACATCAACCCCAAAGTTCAAGAAATTGACTCTAAAGCGGAACTGTAGTTTAGGCATCAACAGACCTTGGTTGCCGCCTGCGTTGTCAGATGCTACGGTCATGTTGAACAATGATTGTGAGGCTGTTGCCATTTTGTATTCTCCTGTTATAAGTATTTATCTTTTTATCAACGGGTGCCCGAAAGCACCCGTTGATAATTTATTATAATGTTAGTCTTGTGATAGCCCATTTGCTAATCCTGCAATTTCTCCAGTATTGAAGACACGAACCGGAATGTAGATGAACTCAATTGCCTTAACTGGCTCAATTGCAACATCTACCCAAAGCTCGTTTCTATCGATACGGGCAGGAGTGTTATTTGATTCGTCGCAAACTACAAGATAATCGTAGATGCCTCTCTTAGCAACAAGATCAACTAGAAGTGTTTGGACAACCCCTGAAATCTCTTGTCTTGTCAGCGCATCATTTGGTTCAAAGATGAACGGTCTTGCTGCGACTGTCAATTGACGACGAAGATAAGCAATAAGTCTTGCAACGTTAATTCTGTCAAGTGCTGACTGTGAATTAAAGCTTGATTTATTACCGTAGTTCAACAAACCATTTCCAGTGAAGAACACGAGTGGGTTGATTTGATTAGTATATAATACGTCACGAATTCCTATTCTTGTCTTGATTGGAACAAACTCACCTGTAATTGAATCAATGTAACCGATTGACGCTGCGTTATCAATTACCCCACGACGAGTACCTGCTGGGGCGAACCAAGGATAAGCGATACTATCGTTGCGAAGAATAGTTCTAATCATCATGTGTGATGGGGGAACTGCTACTAAATTACCACGCAAGTCATTAGTAATCCCTGATGGATAGAATAGACCCATATAAGTATCACGGGTTACTAGACCTTCTTCTCCGGTTGATGATACGCCAGCAGCATTTGTTGCCCACGCTTGAATTGCAGTTGCGTCATCTGGTAGTCTCATCGGTGTGTCACCGATAATAAATCCAGTTTGACCACGATCATTGTTAAGAATAATCATGTTAGGTTGCAATTCAGGATAATTCGGAGTTGCAATCAAGTTGAATGGATTGTCATCATCACGAATTGCACCGTTAGAATCAATTGCTGCTCTCATTGCTTGAACAACCATTGCTCTCTGGGCATTACGACCCATATAAGGAGCACCGCTTGACTCTAGACCACTTACTGAAACCCATGCGGCCTTCTCAACTGGAAGTGTCTCATCCGGGAATTGAGTTGTGTTAAAGTAGTTAGTGCGGTATTGCTTAACATTGTACCCTGAACGACGAGTGTTGAACAATAGCATACCTACTGGATAAAGTGACGTAGTTGGCGCATCCAAATCCAAATAATTGCTAGATAGCAAGCTCACAATCGATGGGATAGGATCGTCAACTGGGTTAGTTGTACCGTTAAGGGCCCAACGAGCGTCAGCGAATACTACGCCGGTTGAACTTGTCTGGTTAGTATTATCAATTCTTACCCACTGATCAACGGTATCAACTTGCTGCCAACGATTAATGATTGGATAATTGTCTAAGTCAGATGTATCGATCCAAATGTCGCCGTATGCCAAAGCAGTTCCGTCTGATTGTACAGTTGGTTCACTTGCACTTACGATTGGTCCGTTTGGATCCGTTAAGTTTGTACCGCTTGGGAGTGGGAAACCACTAGCGTCATAATTGACATTCTTATATCCTCTCCATCCAGCTGATGTGTTAACCATGATATCTACTTCGTCAACAACTGAGTAGAACCAATTAGTTAGGTTAGCAGGAGCAGCTACCGGTGCACCTTCGTTTGCAGTCATATCAAATTCAACCCAGTTTGATAACTGAGTAGTATAGTTTGCTACTGCTACGCCACTAACTGGTGTAATAGCTGTGACTGCACCAGAAACAACTGCTGTTACTTCAACAACAAGATTATTAGTAGGCGCTGTGCCGCCCATAGCACTTCCTAAGAAAGTTACGGTATCACCGACTGCAAAACCTGATCCTGCATTAGGAAAGCTTGTAGGGTTAACGTAATATTTTCCATAAGCTGTTCCAACATTAATAGATAGGTTTGCACCTAATCCACTACTTGATGATTGCACTGGCTGGAAGACAAAAGGGTCACCAAATCCGTTTTTCACTCCTAATGTTGATCCAGGAATGAATCCTGCGGCGCTTAGTAATGATGGAGTAGTGGGCAAGCCTGTGGTGTTGCTTCTATCATTCATGTAGATTTCACCACCTTGGGTATGTGTAATCTGAATTGCTCCTGCATCGGTTACAGTAGCAGTTGTATAAGGGATAGCAGTACTATTCCACTCATTTACAAAATCTGTAGCATCAGTGTCATCACCTAATGTTATTGAGTAAGTGCCACTAATTCCTGTTCCCGGCAAAGACACTATCACCTCAAGAGAATAGGGCCCAACAGTAAATGTTGGATTAGTAACGCTGCCCGTAACTATCGTTGGACCGGTTGCAAGTCTTTCCCAATAATATAGAGGAGGAGAAGCCTGAGAAGCAAATGTAGCTACATTAAAATCATACTGAGTATATACTGTTCCGGCTGGAATATTCTTACCACCAGTTGAATCAAGTGCATTAGTAGCAGCAACGTCAGAAGTAGCGTAGGATACTGTTTTAGGTACCCAAGTATTTAAAGTACTATTCCAAACAGAAATTGCAGTGTTTAGGCCAGATCCAGCTGTTCCGACTTTGAGCCAAACTGAACCACTTGGTCTAGGGAATGTTTGACCAGTAGTCCAAAGTGGCTGTTCAGCAGAAGTTCCATAATCGAAACCTGGCTGATAGTATGTACCAGCAGAAATACCCAAGTCAGCAAGAAGTGTTCCTGTTCCTGCAACAGTCAATGAAAATGGTGTAGTTACACCCAATTGACCAGCATTTTGAGTAGAAAACAATTGCAAACTTTGGCTTGTTCCTGTTCCTGCTGCTCTAGCCGACAAGAACTGGAAGTTTAGTAAATTGATTAGTGAGGCCATATAACTCACAGTATTATCAGGTGCGGCTGGAACAGTAAGTGTTGCGCCGAAACTACCGTTGATGTTAATAGTAAGAGTATCACCTGCAGTCAATGTACTTACTGAATTAGCCCCTTGAATAGTTGGCCATGATTCTAACCATTCCGGAGAACCAATTGATACCCAAACATTGTCAACATTTTTATAGAAGAATTGAACTGCATCAGCCGCAGTAGGTACTTCATAAGTTGGAATAGCGTTTACTGCGTAGTCGCCGAAAACACCGGTTGACTGTAGCGGAAATCCGCCGTCTAATAGTGATGAATCAGTGATTACGATCGGTTGCTGTAGTGTAAACTGACCGGTAACTGAATCAAACTCATTAATACCCCAAGTTGTGATAGAAGTGTCTAACCAGTAAGTTCCATCTTCAGGTGCACCACTTGGTCTACCTGTTTGTCCTACGAGACTTGCTAAGTCGATGTCTGCTCTTAAGCAAAATGCACGATTAGTAATGCCAAGTGCTGAATACGCTGCTAGCAATCCGTACTCGTTCAATTCATAACCCTGAATAGGAGTCCCATTCGAAGTAGTATAGAAGAACGGCTCTCCATAAAGAGTCACAAGATCACGTTGGCTTGTTACCTGAAATAGTTTTCCAGCATTAGCTGCGGTAGTACCAACAGCTACTCCGGTACCATTTGGATTTGCTTTATTCTCTGCTGTTGCAAGAAGAATAAAAGGAATTGAGTTAGTGGGTGCTGGAAGATATTGCGATTCGTCTGTAATCGTTACTTCTACGCCCGGGGATACTAGTGCCATAATTTAATTTCCTTTGTATGATTCTGAGGTTTACCACCTTCTTGATATATACATTACATCAAGATTCTAATAATTATTTAGTGTATAAGTGAAAAAACCTGGTTTAACCGAACCTTTAAAGGTTAAAATGCATAAATATTCTTATGCTAAAAAGGCCCATATGTAAAGAATGTAATAAGAACTATTGTGCGATAAACTACATCCGCAACGGTAAAACCTATTACCGAAGTATATGTGATAACTGCGGAAAAAAGAAGGCTAAGAAGAAACCTATTGTGCCCAGTTGGAAAAAGGCCGGATACAAAAAGAAACCGCAGTGTGATATCTGCGGCTTCAAGAGTATATATCCTAGTCAGATGACCGTCTTTCATATTGACGGTGATTTGAACAATATAGCATTCAGTAATCTACGAACCATATGTCTCAACTGCATTGAAGTCGTTAAGCGCAAAGAGGTCACATGGAAGAGGGGAGACTTAACGGTTGATTACTGATTCCATCTGTTTGTGTAGATGGTCAATCGTTCCGGTGTTGTCAATGTGATAATCGTAATCTAGTCCAATACTGCTATATTCGCTAGCATGAACATCATGATTCTGTTCTAGCAAGTCTTTAAAGTATGTCTTATCTTTGTCGTTATCCGCTGTAGTGTGCAATTCTGCTATTTCAAGCCAGATAGGATCTGCCCCACGATGCGTTCGCAAAGTAACGCCACCTGCACTCTTGATAGCGTGTACTTCATTAGCAAAGCGACAATCAGTGATTACGATATCATCCTTGATTCCCCGTAAGCGATTCTCTACGCTTGCCACCCAGATATCGTTATGAAAGTTCTTGCGGGCAACGTCTGTTCCCCATTGCTGCAATACCCAACGGGGAGTCAGATTAGGGATACCCAATCGTTCTGCCCACCAAGTGTCAATTTCTTCTCGCCATTCACGGCTGGCTTTGGTTGAACCCTCAAGAAGTTCACGGTCCCAATTGAAGATAACTGCTACGGCATCTTTCAATGCGCCAGCAAAGCTCATACGCTTGAAGCCGTGAAATGTGCAGAGATAATCTGCTGCTGTGTCTTTGCCTGATCCTATCAGACCTGTTATTCCTATTATCATTATTACACTATAACATAAGAAGTGAGTGTTGTCAAGCCTTAATCTAGTAGTAAGTTACCGACTAACAGATTCATTTGGAGACTGCTGATTTCGTCACGCAGATTTTCTTCTTGTTCAGGTGTCAAGGTACCGTCAGCTAGTCCTTGATTTAGTAGGTCAACAAGTTTATCGATAGTTTCTCTATCGTCAAGCATTAGCCTTGGACCCAAGTGAGTGGTTGGCTGTAATCTACGTAGTTCTTGAGTTCTAGGATTAATCTCTCTTGATCGGCTTTACTCTCAGCCTTCATCGCAGTACCGTTGAGAGTGGTGCCGCCGCCTGGTCCTGCAATGCTACCAAACTTCTCACGAGCTTCACCGATGATGCCCTTAAGAACAGCAAGAATGTAGTCCCCTATCCAAACGCCAGCACCCGGATCTTGAAGCAGTTCAATTTCAGGACGTTGAACATCTGCCCAAATTAAGATACGTTCTCCTGAGCCTTTGAAGTCTCTTACTACTCTAAGTGCCTTAGTAACGGGATTGAACGTGTATGTTACATATCCACCGAACATACGAGCAGCTAGTTCAACGTAACCAGCATAGAAGTCATATGTCGCTAGTCCCCCGGTAAAGTTATAGTTCAACAGATAGGTGTTGAGAATGGCGCTTGAAAACGGGTCAAATGCTGTTGCACCAGGACCAGTTTCAAGACCCACAGTACGCCTAAAAAGCGCCCTAACGTTGATGAATTCTGATGGAAGCGTGTATATTTCAACGTTCTTCTCCACTCTCATAAGAGTGTAGCTTTCTACTGTTGCGTTTTGCGCTCTCTGTCTATACAACTTGATAGTATAGTTATAGGCAGCTTCATAGTGATCCGGATCTAATTCAAGATCAATAATATCTCCGCCCAAACGTAGACGAAGATTATCAAAGAGACCTTCCTTAAGTTGGGTTAAGTCAAGGTTAGTTGGTGTTGCTAGTAAATCTGCTGCCATAATTGTTTCCTGTTAATCTTATTTATCAGGAAACAATCATGTCAGTAGTTCTAACGTCATTTACTGCTGCAATTTTTCAGCCTCAATGATGCGTTTGATTTTCTTTTCTAGTTCTTCAATGTCACGTTTTACTAAAACATTAATGTCAGGAGATGTTGAACCTTTGAGTTTTAGCTTAAGATTTGCTAAAGTACGTTTGTGCAATTTAACAATCTTACTATCGGTGTCATCAGGCTTCATAAATCGCCTTCTTGACGGTTCTCGCTGTAGTGTGCATCAAACTTGCCGCCTGGATAGCGGTCTTCCAGCTTGTGTAC